CTTTATGTCAACGGAACATCTGAAGCAACTTCAAGCAATACACCTGCTGATATTTCTTCAGGACAGACAGCAAGTGGTGTTAATATCGGTAGAACGCTGAGTACAAGTCCCGATTACTTTGGAGGTTTGATTGATGAATTAGCGCTATTTAATACTGAGCTATCATCTTCTGATGTTTCAAGTATCGGTTCATCTCCTACAGATTTATCCTCACTTAATCCTGTAAATTGGTGGAGGATGGGAGATGACGACAGCGGAACAGGAACGACAATCACAGACCAAGGTAGCGGAAGTAATGACGCAACGCTAGTCAACGGTCCTACTTTTTCAACTGACGCACCCTCTTAATAAATCATGAGAAACTACGTAATCATCGACGCTTCGGAAGTTCCTTCTGTTGACTTTAATAACGTCCTTGAAACCTCAGCTAATACCCTTCGGTATAATGTTGCAGGTGATAAGACATTCGTAAAGTATGAAGGAGCTATGCCACCTTTTCTGTTAGGTAAAGACACTTACAGCCACGCTCAAATCCTTGAGGTTTTAGCAGGTGAAGAGTGGACGGAACCTATGGAACTTTAACCATCAATACTAACTATAGTTAAATACTAATATGCCAGATACATCATCTATATTCTATCAAATCGGTCAATCGACCAAAAGTGCTATTGCCGTAGAAACAACACGTGCAGAAGCTGCTGAAGCGACGTTACAAACTAACATTGATTCGGAAGCCTCCAGTCGTGCAAGTGCAGATACTACGTTGCAATCTAACATCGACAGCGAAGCTTCTAGCCGTGCGTCTGCTGATACTACCTTACAAGGTAACATTGACAGTGAAGCAAGCAGCAGAGCATCCGCTGACTCCGCTCTTCAATCAGCCGTAGACGCTGTTGAGACTGGTGCTGGTCTTGGATCGGACGGGTCTTACACAGCTAACTCCTCAACCAACTACATCACATCTGCTGGTTCTTTGGTTGCTGCTGACGAAGCTCTCGACTCACAGATCAAAACTAACGCTGACGCTATCTCTTCTGAAGCAAGTACTCGTGCATCTGCCGATACCACCCTTCAGTCCAACATTGATAGTGAAGCTTCTACTCGTGCTAGTGCTGACACAACTCTCCAAAGCAACATTGATGCTGAAGAGACTGCCCGTCAATCCGCTGACTCGACCCTTCAAACAAACATCAACGACGAGGCTAGTTCACGTGCTTCCGCTGATACGACTTTACAGTCCAATATCGACGCTGAAGAAACTGCACGTATCGCTGCTGTTAGTGGTGAAGCTACTGCCAGAGCATCTGCCGACACGACTCTTCAGTCGAACATTGACGCTGAGGCTTCTACCCGTGCAGCTGCTGTTTCCAATCTTGATAGCACAAAAGCTAATCTTAGTGGTGCTTCCTTCACTGGAGACGTAAGCGGAACTAACCTTGTACTTAGCGGTAACTTAACTGTTCAAGGTACAACTACCTCGCTTGAAACAACAAACTCCCAAGTTAAAGACGCTATCATGCTTCTCAATGACGGAGCTAATTCAAGTGCTAACAACGGTAACGACGCTGGTTTTATCATTGAGCGTGGTTCTTCTGACGACGGTAACATCGCTGCTGTTTACGACGAAGGTGAAGATAAGTTCGCTTTCTACAAAACTTCAGCTGGTGCTACTTCTACTGACATCAGTGGAGACGACAGCAGTGCTACCTTGATCGACGTTAAAGCTAACGACGTTGTTCTTGGAGACGGAAACAATCTTGGATCATTGGCTGACTTTACAGCTGCAATGGCCTAACACTTGAGTTTGCTTAATGAGTGCGAAAGGTAAAAAAAGAGATACTGCATCTCTAACTTTTCGTCTCACAAGCTCACAAAAGAAGGAGGTAGCTGGGATCGCTAATACGCTCGGTCTCAGCTCCTCCGCTCTTTTACAGATGTGGGTAACACGAATCCTTAACAATATGAACGGACGTGGTGACCACTCTGAGATGCCGAGAGACAACAAATAATACTTATGAAGGATCACGTAGAAGGAGCTAAACTTGCAGACAGTTATACTGATCTGTGCAAAGGTGCAGTAGGTTACATGAAAGCTATGGAGGAATACAACCCGGCTCTTATGAACGCTGTCGGTAAATGGTTAAAGGATAACAACATCACGGTAGATAATCGTAGTGGTACTCCTGTTAACGATTTAGCTAATGAGTTCAAAGCGTTACCGTTCCCCGAAGAACAACAAGACGATATACCCATCGAGAAACAACTTTAACTTCTTACTACATTCCCTTATACTTCAAAGGAGTCGGCAACATAACGTCGGCTCCTTTTTATTGTTAACTGATGAAGAAACACCAAGAGATACCACCACAACTACGAGACTTTAGAAACTTTCTGTGTCTTGTTTGGCGACACCTTAACCTGCCTGACCCTACTCCGTTACAGTACGACATGGCTTTATACTTGCAAAATGGACCTCGTCGTTCCGTTATTCAAGCATTTCGTGGGTGTGGTAAGAGCTGGATAACCTCAGCATTTGTTGTTCATCAACTACTACTTGACCAAACAAAAAACATACTTGTTGTGTCTGCCAGTAAGAATAGATCAGATGACTTCTCCACTTTTACATTACGTCTGATACAGGACATCCCATGTCTACAACATCTACAACCATCAGAGAACCAACGATTCAGTAAGATAGCTTTTGACGTTAACGGTGCTCCTGCTTCTCACGCACCCTCCGTTAAGTCGTTAGGAGTAACATCCCAGCTGACTGGTTCCCGTGCTGATATAATCGTAGCTGACGACGTAGAAGTACCGTCTAACTCTCAAACACAAGGACTACGGGATAAACTGGACGAAGCCGTCAAAGAGTTTGATTCTATTATAAAGCCCCTAGAAAGCTCTAGGATTGTATTTCTTGGTACACCCCAATGCGAGGACAGCCTGTACACTAAACTGGCAGAGAGAGGCTATGAGCAGCGTGTATGGCCCGCACAATACCCAAAGGAGGAGGACGCTGATAACAACTACGGTCCAGCCCTGGCACCCTTTATACGGGATAACATAACTCCTGAGACCACTGGTACTTCTACAGAACCCTTACGCTTCAGTGATATGGACCTAGAGGAACGTCAGCTGTCGTACGGTCGTACCGGGTTTGCGTTGCAGTTCATGTTAAACCCTAAGCTGAGTGATCGTGACCGTTACCCATTGAAGATTAACGACCTTATCATTCACGACGTTGACGTTGATACCGCCCCTGAAAAGATCGTGTGGTCGTCAGACCCTGAGAAAGCAGACAGAACACTACCTAATGTAGGACTGGCAGGAGACCGCTACAAACGTCCTAGCAGCCTTGTAGGAGAACTAATACCGTACACAGGGTCTGTCATGTCTATTGATCCTTCTGGACGGGGTAAAGACGAAACGGCTTACGCTGTGGTAAAGATGCTTAACAGTCAGTTGTTTGTTCCAGATGCTGGTGGTATTAAAGGAGGGTACGACGAGGTGACGTTAAAACGTCTCGTGTCTATTGCTAAAAACAACAAAGTTAACAAGATCGTTATAGAGTCTAACTTTGGTGACGGTATGTTTATGGAACTGATTAAACCGTTGTTTCGTAATGAATATCCTGTAACCATAGAAGAAGTACGTAGTAGTAAACAAAAAGAACTAAGGATTGTTGATACACTTGAACCTGTACTTAATAGTCATCGTCTTATTGTTGATCCTAAAGTTATCTCTAACGACTACCAGTCTGCGTTAACGTATCCTATAGAGTCTCAAGCTAGGTATATGTTATTCTATCAACTATCACGGATAACAAGAGAACGGGGTAGTCTGGCTCATGATGACCGTCTGGATGCGTTAGCTATTGCTGTTGCTTATTGGGTAGAACAAATGGCTGCTGATGTTAACAAGAATATGTACGATAGAAAACAAGAACTACTTAACAAAGAACTAGAAACATTTGTTGACAGCTTCCATAAAAGAGGTAAACGTAGTCGTTCTTTATTATGGACATGAGAGTAGTAGATTTATTTTGTGGTATGGGTGGATTCTCTAAAGGGATGCAAAACGCTGGTTGTACAATCGTTGCTGGTGTTGATTTAAACAAACAAGCCTTAGAGTCATACCAATTAAACTTCCCTAACGCTAAAGCTATACACGCTGATATAACATCGTTGTCGTTAAACGACCTACCTGAACACGATCTGTTAATAGGGTCTCCTCCTTGTCAAAAGTTTAGCCAAGCTAACTACTACGACAGAAGTAATAACAAAGAGTTGATAAAAGCCTTTAAAAGGTTAGCAGTTAAAGAATGGGTTTGGGAAAATGTAGTAGGTGCTAAAGAAGGTGAAGAAGGAGTAACATTAGATGCTCAAGACTTCGGTGTAGCACAAAGAAGAAAAAGATTCTTCTCTGCTTCCTTCTCTTTAAATAACATTCCTACCAATGATAACAAAGTCTGTATTAAAGATGTTATAGATACTTCAGAAGGTATAGGGTTGTTAGACGGTTTTAACTCTACTGTTTACTCTTTAGATAAAGTTTGTCCTACCATTAGAAGAATACCTTT